TTTAATACTTCTAATCTTTAAACCACGACCTGAGTCGTTTCCTAAAGACTTAAACTGTGTTCCTGATTTAGACGATACTTCAGGTGTGTTACGAGTTGTCATATTAATGTTCTTAGTCTTCCTCATTACATCCTCTGTTGCATTCGACTTACCCTGCTCATAAAAATATTGAGCAAACTTATCAGGGTTCATTGCAGCCGCTAACGCTTTATGGTAACCTGCAGCATCTTTCATTAAGCCACTATCATCTAAATACTTGTTAACAAAAGTCATAGGTGATTGGTGTAACTTCTTAGTTTCTTCTGCGTTACCGGGACTAAAAGTGATTTGGTCTTCTCCAATCTTGAAATCAAAACCTTTGAAATCATTGTTAAATACCTCTTCAGTCTTTTGTGTAAACCACTCAGACCTTCTTTTAGTTTCCTCTTTTTGCGTTGCCGCTTCGTTTAAATATTGCTTATAGCTTTCGTATTGCTCCTTTTCGCCTTCCGAAACACCACTACCCCTTGACTCAAGTGGTTGCTTATACATTTCTTGTTGCTCTGTGAAATAATTCTTAGCCTTAGCAATAGCTTTTTTCTTTGCTACTTTAATTTTCTTAATCTGTGACTCTTCATCCAAGTCTTCATCGTAGGAGTACTCATCCATTAATGACTGTATATCGTCATCGTCTAGAGCAGTCTCCGTAGTTTTAAGATAATCTCGTAGCAAAGACTCAGGATTTGCATCATCGTAATTACGTTGTAATTCAACATATTCATTTATGCTTCGACCTGTTTCTTTTTTATACTTAAAATAAGCTGCTACATCTTCAGGTAATTCTTCTTGAGTCTCTCGCTCTTCAAAGATATCATCCATTGATGTAAACTCCTTATTGTATCTTTCTTTAATATGTGAAAGAACTTGGTCTTCGGTTAGCCCTTGTACCTCTTCTTGTGGTTGCTCGACTACAACCTGTCCATTACTTGTTGAGTCTTCGAATTTATCTTCGTGCTTCTGAAGTAATTCTTCTTCAACCTGTGCTGTAGATTTTTCACCTACATCATCGAGTGCTCTTACTTTAATATCCATTTGATTTGATTTTATGCAAAGTTAAACAATTAATTAATACGATTTATCTAGGTGAAAACTCAGACAAGTCAAATCCATCTAAGCTATCCTCGTTAGATTCAAATGTCTGAGGAGGAAGATTGTTTTTTCTTTGAGTTATTAATTTACTCTGTTCTGTATTCTGCTGACTTATACGAGAACTCTTAGCGTCTTCACGTTGATTCTCTCGACTCTGTAGAGCGTTTTCTGATATATCTCTTAAACGCATATTAAAGTCAAATTCCTTATCCATAAGAACAGACTTTAGTTGAGCTTCGTTATTCATTCTCTCAATATCAAAAGCAACCTCTGCTTGCTTAATCTGCATCTTGGCTTGAGTCTCAGCCTGTATCTTCTGCATAGCTGTTTGAGCTGCCATTTGTTGAGACTTAATTTGTTGTTGAGCCGTGACAGCTTGCTGTTGCATAGCCATCTTCTCGTCTCGCTCTTGCTTCTTAATACGTTTAACTTTAAGTAGCTGATTAGCAACCTTAAGATTTCTAAGTTCTCTAATATCAATTGCATCCTCTAAATTTATATCACCCTTAGAAAGAGCCATTTGTATGTTCTGCTCTAGCTGTGATTTTTCTTCTTCATCAGGTGAAACCTCTATAAATATTCCAAAGTCATATATATATAAGTCGTTAATGTCTTGAAGTATTGATACATTATATTTCCCTATCTGATTAGCAAACTCATCTTTAAAATCAGCGTACTGCAAAATGTCAGATATTCTGTACGTTAAAGCTTCAGCTAAACTTCTGTATATAAATAAACTTGCGTCAAGTATATGTCTTGTAGCCGTATTAGAATTTAATGCAGCCAACTTATTTACACCAACTAAAGAATTAGGGTCAGGTGTAGAACCGTCTCTAGCCTCATTTAAGCCTGTTACAGCACGTATCATTCCTAAGTAATGATTATAGTTACCAATAAGCATTTGAGTCTTACTAGCTCCTGAGCTTGATGTCAACTGAGTGATAGGAACTTTACCTTGATTGTAATCACCTTCCTGAGTATAGCTTCTACCAATTACACTACCTGTTTGGAAGTATAATCTTAAAGCGTCTTCAGGGTTGTAAGCGTTTCCTGTACCTAAGTCTACATCATTTAACCCATCCGCATCTATAAACACACCATCCGGAACAACCTTAGATATAACTTGCTGCAGCTTTAAGTGTGTCATCTGAATTAAATCAGCAAAAGGAATCATCCTTCTTACTAATGATTCAATAACTCCCTTATACATTCTTGGTGCAACAGCTACATAGTTTGGTATAGCATACTGACTAGCTGATTTAGGACGAACCATGTTCTCAGCTAATTCCCACTTAAGTATAATGTTAGTACCCATAACCATAACGCCATCGTACCACACATCAATTGTCTTCTCAACCTTTACAAAGTTACCATCATCCATCATCTCTTGTGGTGGATTAAATTGGTCATCCTTCTCAATCATCTTTGAACCACCATTATCATATACCTTCTTTTTGTATACAATCTTTTTCGTGGTCTTATAATTAAAGTATAAAAGTGTAGCTGAGTCTCTAGAAAATATATTATCTTGGAACATCTGAGCTGAGTTATAGTAGTCGTACCAACTCTGACTGTACTTTGATATTTTTTCTAAGTCTTCATTTGTTAATGAAGGGTCAATCTTCATTAGCTCTACTATAGGTAATGTCTTAATCTCTCCCCAATAAAAACAATCTTTAAAGTGAGGGTCTTCGGTATAACTGTATACTACATTTGCAGGGTCTACGTAGCTAATTTTTACGCCTGAACCCGGTAAAAACTCGTGCTTTGCTACACCTATACCCAAAACAGTAAGGTCGTAGTCAAACCTTTTACGTAGGTCTATATATTTATTAGAAGCAAACAATGTATTAATAGCTTCTTCTTCAGCTATTTCAATTGCAGGCTTATAGTTTAAGTTCATATAAAGAGAAAGTTCCTCGTCATTTTCAGGTAAGTCATTAGGGTCCATAGTAAATGGATTCATCCCTGTATTATCCTGTATGGTTGTAAGAACTTCCTTAGCTGCCATCTGACCCTGTATCATATCCTGATACTTACTTCTCTTAGATAGAGACATAGAATCCTCAGCGTAAGCATTTACCTTAAATAATCTACCCGACATACCGTTAACTACTATGTCAACAAACTTAGGTAGTATAGGAACGGGAGTCCAATCTAAATTAAGGTATGATAAATCTCCATCAACAGCTAACTCGTTTTTATATTTAGCAATAGATTGCTCACCTCTAGCGTATAGACGTAGTCTTCTAAAGTCTCTCTGTTGGTCGTAAAACTTACAGTTGTTAGAATCTTTTTTAAACCATTCATACTGAATAGCTTGACCTATCTGTAATCCAAATTCTTCTGAAGCTTTTTCAGCATCAGATACAAATTGACTTGGAAAACCTGCTGACGCAATATTTATATTTACCTCTTTCATCTATCTTAATAATTCACTGATTGACCCCTTGTTGTTATACTTGCCAAAGGTAATACTAATTTTTGACTGTTTTTGCTCCGGAAGGTAGGTATGCTTTTGATTTGCCATTATAGCTAGCCCTGAACTTATAGAAGCATCAAACTTAGTTCTGTTGTTAATATCAAACCTTGCCCAATCTTCTAGGGTTTTTGGAAAAGGCATAGTGCCCATATCATCAGAATCCCTGTAAGCACCACTCATATCTAACCCTATATGCTTTTCTATGTAAGACTCAATAGCTGAAGCGTGTGATTGCTTAACATCTTCAGATGAGTTAGGTATTCCTCCCAACTCTTTTTCAGTCTTAGATAATTTATTAAACTGCTTGTCAGGTCTATTCATAGAGTAACCTCTATAACCCCTATTCTTAAAGTGGTATAGCAAACGTGGCTTATTGTTCTCACAAAGTATTGGCATACCATAGAATACACACGCCATAAGAACCTCCTCAAAGAATATCTCAGCAGTCTGCGGTCTAGCTATATACTCCAAGAAAAATTCACTACTAGGAGCATCATCCATATTAAATTTAGTAAGACCGTGCAAAGAACCATTAGAGCCTTTACCACCAACCGTTCCTGATATATCATATGAGTCACATCCAAAAGAACCTATGTGCTCATTTCCGGGATACTTCATTCCCTTTTTAGTTATTATATTGTTCTGTAAGGACTTGTTAGGAACCCAACTTACTAAAAACCTACCTCTTATATCGGGGCTAAATATAACCTCTGTATCTTTTTGCCCGTCCTTCCAATGAAATGAACCCTGCGTAACGTGGTGTTCTTTTATCATTGAATCGTTATAATCAATCTGTTGATATATCTTAGTAAGATTAAACAATGAAGACTTGCTTTCATCTCTAAATGCGTGTGATTCTGTACGTGGGAACTGTCTGTAAAATTCATTCAACGCATCAGCATCACTTTTAAGAGAATCAACTTCTGCATTCCAATAATCTATAGCCCCATTAGAAATAATTTCATCATCTACTCCTAGTATGGATTTAGTCGGCTTAGTTAAGACAGGCATACCGTGCTTGTCTATGAACCCTTCCATATTCCACTCCATTGGTATAAATAAAGAATACATACCGCTTTTAGTTTGACCGTTAGCGTTTCTATTATTTACATCTGAATCTTCGTATAACTTCTTGTAGTTACTACCACCCTTTGATAGTGCGTTTGATGTTGAACCCATCATACACTTACCTATTATCTTACTACCTAAACGCAAACAAGTCTTAGTAACACGCCAATTGTTTAATATATTGTTTGGTTTAATCCACTTACCACTCTCATCGTGTACAAGAAGTAACAACTTCTCACCATCATACGAGTTATCGTCCGTGTTTTTCCAATCTATCGTGGTATCTAACCCTTCAAGTTCATCAACTGCAACCTCGTGCATATTCTTTTTTGTAATCTTAGATGCAGGAATCCTAAAAGCTAATTCAGTCTTAGGTTTATCCATACCATCTTGTATAGGTTTAAAGAAAAATGGTAGCCTATTTGATATTGGTACAACCTTATCCGTAAACATCTTTTTAGCATCAGAACCCGTCTTAGATAGTATACCTACCCTTGCGTCTTTTGCTAATGTTCCTGAGTTTACAGCCTCTGAAGAACCCATAAAAGAAAACCCTGAACGTCTAATCTTTAGATAAGTCATTCCAAATGAACGCTTATCAGACTTGCAAGCTTCCCAAAATATAAAGAATACTCTGTTAGCCTCACGATAGTCGGGGTATCCCACATCAATACTTGTCCACTGAAGATACATATAGTGAGAACCCGTAATGTACGTAGGCTCTCCTTTATTCATAAACCAATATCCTTCTTCTCTTCTATCAAACTCAGACTCAATGTAATCAACCCACCTATCTTTAAAGTTGGTAGGCATTTCGTTCCATTGAAATATAGATGATATTTTTTGAAGCTCTTTAGGAAACTCCTCACGCTCCCAATACTGAAGAGATTTTGTAGTGTGTCTCTGAGGTGTTAACTCAGGTCTTTTAGGTAAACCTATTTTAACTCCTGATATTTCTACTATATCGCCAACCTGTCCGGTCTTAGATATATTTATAAAGTCGTATTTCTCGTTATAACCATACAGCCAACTGTGACTACTATTCTTTTTAGATAGTGGTCCTTTAGGGATATAGTCAGGTACTATACGGCATAAACTATTTTGACCTTCGTTCTGCAAATCCTTGTTTGGTATCAGTTCTATTAGGTCCTTGAGACTCTAATTTAATGTTATCTTTTTCAGTATCAATACGCTTAAGAATTTCAAACGCATCAAATATAGATAGTTTCTTAGAGGCTGCTGCATTCTTTAACTTATCTGCAGCCAACTCATCCTCAGGGTCAGGCTTTATAATCTCTTCTTTAGCAACTTTAATTAATTGCTTAACAGCTTTATAACCTGCTTCTATAATTTCTTTCCTTAACTCTGTAGAATCCATACTACGCCTTCATAGTTATCTGATGGTCAAACACTCTATACAATACCTCATCATCAATTGTAAACTCATATTCGCTATCAGGAGTAAAATATATCCTATCACCTTTATTAATACCTTGTGATTTAAGGTACTCGTTTGGGTAAGCCATATCCCCCATAAGTGGTTCGTACTTACAAGACTTATCTATAAAGCTATCTAACGTATCTATAGGCTTAACAAAACAGAACCTATCGTGGCTATGCCAATTCCCATCTCTTTTATATAGATAGAATTGGTCACTATCTACAAAGAATAAATCATCCTTAAAGTAACTTTTACCACTCTTACGTCTACCCTTCATATCGTTGTAAAACTTAAATACGTTATGGTGAACTAAAAGTATATCGCCTATTTTTATAGGACCATCATACCCTACAGGAGTTTCTACTACTGTGGCTTGCCTATTAGAAAACTTATGTTCTTCTTCCGAGGTGTTAACGATAAATTCCATCCCACCAATAGTCTTAGTGTTGTTGTATCGTTTACCCTCAATAGGTCTTACTATAAAATTAAAAGGAGACTTCATTATGAACCACAAGCTTCACAATCATCGTCATCTATATTGCAAGCTTTCGGTTGCTCCTTAGACTCTAAATCATTTAGCCAATTATCCATTTCTGTACACTTGCAGTTTTCACCACATTTACACTCTTTATCTTTACTCATACTAGAAGTTTATATTGTATTCGATTGAAATTGGCATATTAGAGTTAAACTCCTTCCACAAAACTATAACATCCTCACGTTGAATCCAAATCTTATAAGACAAGGTTCCTTTGTCGTACTGAATTAGATGTATATTATGTGACGCTCCTAAAATGTCCTGACCTACAATGTAGTGCATAGCACCCGACTTGTAGTCCGGACCTACGGATATTTTACGAATATCCATTAGATTTTATAAATTTTTATAGCGGCAGCTCTTGCAGACCCAACTGTACTAGCTTGATACCTAAGTCCCATTATTAAATCGTCTACTGAAAACTTAAAATTTAGCACATCATTTATTGCAGCATTTAATATAATATTAATTGACAACCCTTCTGTTGTAGGAACTTGTCCGGTCACTAAAGCTAATGAATCTTGTATTGCAATACCATACTCAATATTATTTTTATATGAATTAAAGTAAATACTTTTTACGTCAAATGATTGATTATTATTTATAGAGCCTGAATTTACTAATAACTGCACGTAATACTTACCTTCAGTTGAAAAAGTTATGTTTCCTGCACTATCAAGAGCAATTCCTGTTCCTGATTTTGCACCACCTAACAATATTGTAGTCGCTGTATTTATAGCACTTGCAAGTTGGGAATCGTTTCCTGTATCAGACTCAAGTGCTAAGTTGAAACTATTAGGGTTACTTAATTCTAACACACTACTTACAGTGAAGTTTTTTGTAGCTGAGTTGTCAGTAGTATCTGTACCGATTAACTTATCTGTTAACGAAGGTGCTGTTGTTGTATATGAACTTATCTTTGGCATAGCTTATTTTTCTTCAGGTGGCTTTATTTCTCCCGTCTCAATATTGATAACAGAATCCTTACCGTATTTATCTATTAACTTTCTTTCTTGCTCTGCAGACTCCTCACGAAGACCCGCCATCTTACTTATAAGAGCTTGTTGCTGAAGGACTGTTTCACCTAATTGCATCTTGCACTTATTAAATTCTTTTAATGAACCTTGAAGAGTTTCTAACTCCTCGTTTGTTAAATTTGCCATTTGATTAGATTTAGTTTCCTACAAATATAGGTAATTATTTCTTAGATGAACCTCCAAAGAAAAAATCAACTATTGTGTTGACCTTACTTGACATAGCTCCAAATACCGTGCTTATAAATCCTATCTCATAATCAGATAATTCTATTGTATTCATAACGAAATACTCAAACATCGTGTACGATAAAAAAAAGTAAGCCGATGTGAATATTATTGCTAGTATCTTCTGTATATAACTATCGTCTTTGAAAAGTACTCTAGCACTTTTTCTATCTTCAACCTCAATAGCGTACATATCCCTTTCGTGATTCTGTACAACTTCTTTAAATTGCTTCTTAAGCTGCTCTCTTTCCTCATCCGTTGTAACGAC